AGTTGACTTCTGGCGGTTTTGATACTTTGGATGCATACTTGCAGGGCAACCCTAATGACCCGTACGCGAATCAGTCGTTCAGTGGCGGCCAAGTCGGTAACGACTTGGCCGCATTGTTGCAGTCACAGGGGGCGTCTAATGCGCCTGTCGACCAGCAGGTGGCAGCCACAAACGCGAACTTGGGTGCAGGTAATCAGCAGATGAACAATTTGTTGTCTATGATGTCGAAGATTGCCCAGCAGTCACAAGTTTCACGCCAAGGCGAGGCGTTGTCGGGACGTAACTTTGCGGCTTCCAGTTTGGCACAGCAACAGGCTGGTGGTATTGACAGGTTGACTGACGCGAACGCTGGCGCGTTGCAGCAGATGTGGAATAACATTAATCAACAGAAGATGGGTGTGAGTGCCGACGCGGCGCAGTACAAGAATTCGTTGTTGGACCAGTTGGCACAGTTGGGGATTACCCCTGGTGGTGGCACGAACGCGCCTACTAGAGTGCTGGTTCCTGGGACGGATATGACTCAAGAAGAATTAGATAAGGCACTTGCTGGTTTGAACCTGGGGAATTTGGGGAATATTGATTTCAGTAATGTCGGTAGTTTCGTCGGTACTCTCTAATGGCACAAGACGGCACCTCGCAACAGCAACAGATGTTGCGTGTTGCACAAATGTTGGCGAAGAGTGGCGTACCCATTAAAGACGTCATGGGTATCTTGGGACAATCTGGTCGGTCCGGTAAATCGGATGACCAACTGTTCGCCAAGTATGCGCCAAGTTTTGCGGAACTGCAAGGGTTGCCCGCAAACGACTTTCATCGCAGTATTGCGCGGTCTGTCGCGGATGGTATGCCGATATGGCAGATTGAACAGTCCATTAACGAAGCCACCGTTGCTGGTGGCGAAGGTATAGACCCCAACATTACTGCGAAAAGTTATATAGATTATGCTAACGGCCTGAAATCCGAATGGCAGTCCTACAACACTAATCAGGGTTCTGATGCGAACAAGTCGCTACTTGAACAGTATGGTTTCACAACTTCCCCTAGTGACCAGTACACGCCTGAACAGTTGTTTGCGGCTAATCCTGTGGCTGAACAAAGTTTTCGCGAGTACGCCAGAAATAATCCAGCGGTAGAGAAAACCTATTACACGCAAGGTGACGGTCGGGGGCCGCTTGACGCCGAAAACAATAGGGGTCAGATGGATAGCGCGATGCGCCAGTTCGCTAATCGTGCATCCGTCAGGACGCCCGCAGTGGCGGGTTCTGTAGTGTCGCCGGTTGATACGGCGAATGTCAATGAGGCTGCATATAATGTGGCGTTCAAAAACTTTCAGACCGCAGTAGATAACAATGACCTTACGGGTATGACTTCTGCTGGAAAGATTTTGGATGCAGCCAAAAAGAAGTGGGATGCTTCGAAGGCCGCCGCAAAGAAAGAGAAGAGTGACAGGATTGACAATATTAATAGCGCCCAGGGCGTCATAGATTTTGGTAAAAGCAAACTTTTCGGTTTGCAGGCGAATGTATCCGATGCGAGGAAGGCAATGTCGGATGACCCTCTTGACGACAAGACACGTGCCATCTGGGTGCAGTCCCAGAAAGCGCTTGGGGATTGGATGTTAAAGAACGGCGCCGAGTATAAGGCGGCCCAAGATGTGGTTGCCGCTGGCGGTGTCGGTTCCACAAAAGTATCGGATACGACTACCGCCAAGGGGGAGGTGGTCAGACCGAAAGGGTTCCAGGCTTCATCGTATATGGCCCCGAAGGGCGTCGACAATAGCGCGACCCTGGTTGGCACCAGACTTCTTTCCGAGTTGGCAAATCAGATGCAACAGCAGGGTAGAAGCCCGTTTATTGACGAGATGTACAGTCAGGCAGCATTAAGAACTTTTCTGAAAGGTAAGTAATGGCCTCTATAGGTTCGCAGTATGGTGGTGACGCTTTCAAAAAGGTGATGGCACAATTATCCACCACCAAGCCTCTTGGTGGTGGTACCGGCGCTGTCGCTGGTTCCGCCGCAAAAGGGCAGGCAGATATTTTGCGGTCACAGGTCGGGTTGCGTGATGCGACTATCAAGGCGTTGGCTTCTACGCCGTCGTTGAAGGACCGCATCAACTCTTTGGGGGCGGGACAAGAGCAGCCTGGTGGCGCGTTGGGCGCTGTGGGAAATGTTCTTCTGAATAACCCGTTAACTAAAACTATTATTGGTGGCGCCACATTCGTTGATACTGGCCGTCGGGCCATCATTTCTGGTTTGAACGAGGCTGTGGATGCCTTCGATAGCAATCCGGACACTCAGGCTTCTTTCAAAGATTTCATGACCCAAACAAAGGACCTAACATACGGATTTGGTAAGGCGTTTCCGATGAAGGGCTGGATTGGTCGTCTGGTTGGTTTTGTTGGCGATGTTGCTTTGGACCCTATTACATACATGTCGTTTGGTGCGGCTGTCGGTCCAGGAATTTTTACTAGGGCAGGTCGTAGGATTGTTGGTTTGACTGCACGTACCGCCGAAGAGCAGGCGATGCGTGCCGCGTTGGTTGGTTCCCGTCGGGTGGCCGGGTTTGGTGGCAAGGTGGCTGTCGCTAAAATGATTTTGGCTGACGCCGAACTTGTGGCTGCCGGTACCGCAGATAAGATTGCGGCAGATTTTCTTGTTCGCGGACGGTTGGCGTTACCTGAGGCGCTGTTCAAAAAATATGGTTTGAGGAAGCCGGGTCTGTACATGTTTGGTGAACGTGTATATGTGAAGGGTTCTCGTCCTGTGATTGACTTGATTTCTCGTGGGATGGTTGAAACCAAACTTGGTTTGGTTTCATGGAATCCGATTGAAAGAGTGATGGCCACTTTTGCCACCGAAGGTGTTGCAGCGGAACGCAGCATGGGTCAGATTAAACGCGGTTTGGCCAGGGGTGGAGTGTTCTCCCCCGAAGAGACTAGACTGTATGTTGCGGCCCTCACAAGCGATTCCGCTGCACGCGTAACGTCCAAGATTGCTTTGGATTATGGGGAGAAGTCAACCGTCAGGTTGATGCGCGACCCTGCTTTGGCGGGGGTCACGGCAAACGTGTCAAGGATGTTGGATACAAATGAGGCGCGTTGGGCTTTGGATGGTATTGTTCCGACCGCGGCGGAACGTGGCGCATATAAAGTTATCAGAACCCATTTCGATGATTTGTTGTTAAAGGTGAATGCGGCGATGCCTGCCGACATGCAGATTACCGCTATCCAAGATTATTTGCCTCACATCGTTTCTAAGGAGACGGTGATGGCCGCAAATGGTCGGGTGACTCAACGGGTCGAGGACATCAGAAAGTATATGAAGTTGGATGTGAACGCCCCCGGTGGGTCGTTCCGTAATCGTGGATTGAAGAAGGGGTCGCCTTGGTTTGGTGTGGGTGCGGACGGGTTGACGGAAGCGGATGTTGCGGGCGGCTTCCACAGGTTGAACGAGTTGGCTTTTCCTGAACTGGGTTTCAACTTTTTCGAGACAGACATTACTCAAACTCTCAGACAGTACGCTGGACATTTTTCTAAGCAGGTTGGTTTAGGCAAATTCATTTCTAGCATGATTGACCATGGCGCCTACAAGATGGGTATCGAGACGAATGCTTTGGGTCATGAGTTGATTACTGCGGCACAGAAAGAGTTTGCCGCCGCTACGGCGGCGCACGACGTGGCTGTCAAGTCGGTTGTTGTGAATGCCAGGGCGGCGGTTAAGGCCCAGACTACTCTGATTGATGACGCGATTCTGGCAGAGAAGGCGGTAGCACAAAAAGTTTTTGATGCTACCGGCAAGGAAATCAAGGTCGCCACAAAGGCAATCAGGAAACTTCCTACCGAAGCACAGATTAATGCTGCGAACGCCTCTAGCACGAAAACGTTGCTTACCTCCAGGGCTGAACTGGTTAGCACATGGGCTGGTGTTCGTGACATGTTTAAGGGTACAGGTCCTGTGTTGGATGCGCTGGATGAGAATCATGCTGTCTTGGTGAAGTTTCATGATGATGCGATGGCGCGGATTGCGGTGCTGGATGCGGCGTACACAAAACTTGGACCTGATTTGAAGATTGAAGATTTTCTTCAAAGGCAGGGCGAAATCAAAGACCTTCTTGCCGCAAGCGGTGCGAAGGTTGAAGACTACTACAAGTCTGTCGGCAAGATGCAGGCGGTGTCCGAGGATGTGTCTGCGGCGATTGATTGGGCGTTACGGTATTCGAATGCGGATGAAACTTTGCAGGCGGCAATGGAGTCGACACGCCCGAAGGGTCGTGTCGGTACAAAAATGCAAGTCAAGGGGGTTATCAAGGCAATCATTGACCCTGAATCGCAGGGGGTCGCAAAGTTTAGTGACCACAAAACTAAGGCATGGAAACTTCCCGCAGAGGGTACTCCAACTTTCCAGTTTCTTGCCAGGGTAGACCCTGGCAATACTGTGAAGGCGGCACGTTTAAGTCGTATGACTTCTGCCGAGGTGTCAGACATTATTGTGCGGGCACAGAGTGGGGCGGCACGCGTGCAGGAGGTACGCGAGGCTGGCGTTTGGCTGGTTATGCATAACGATATTGTTAATGGTGGTGTCGGTATGAATCCGGCAAAACTGGAGAATCTGACCCAGTTGCTTTCGCAGGCGAGGGAAGCCGATTTCGTGTTGAAGGGTGGAGAAATTTTTGCTGGCGTCAATGAGGGTTTAACCGCAACCGGGGCAATGTTGAGGGCTACCGGAATGGTGGAAACTAGGATTGGTAAAGATGGCAAGGTTATTGTTACGCCATTTAAGGAACGGTATATGGCTGGCGTAGCAAGACAGAACGATTTGGCGAAACAGGTTGATTGGCATAAGGCCCGTCTGCAAGATTTTGGCGCTGAACTTGATGAGAAATTTATTTCGCAGGGTCAGCCAATTCATGAGGCGTTTATTATTCGCGGTGAAGAACTAGTTCAGGCTGTTGCCGATGCGGAAAGCGAAGTAGCGAAACAGGTTGAATTGATTAAGGACCTTAAGGGCAAAAAGTTTCTGGACCCGGGGTTCACCGAATTGGTGCGCGCCATTGCGGCACCTAATGGATACAGGGATTTAACTGCGCGTCTTGGCGACGCGGTTGCAGAGTATCGGATGCATTCACAGGTGTCAAGCCAGTTTAATGTTGTGGCTGACGCTTTGGCGGATACGGGTTTGGTTCCGTCCCAGTCGTTGTGGGATGGTATTGCGCAGCGTGCCGCTGCACCCGATTTGGCTGCGGCGAGAGAGTTTGCTGGTACGGTTGATAAGGCGGCGCGGACTTTGCGCATTATTCAGGCAAGGGTGAACGTGAACGACCAGGACCGTCCGGGTAGGTTCCTTTTCGAGTTGGTGCAGTTGTTCAGTTCTAAGGACCCACTCATGGTTGAGGCTGCCGCCTCTCTCAGTGAGGTGTTTCCTGAAATAGAATCTGTTGTTCTAAAAAAGATTGCAAAGAACACTGTTGGTACGACGATGATGGAAACCGCCCAAGGACGGTTTATCGAGACCGAGGTGGAAGCCCTTTTGGGTGACATGGGGATACGCCCCCGTATTGGCAAGGCTGGCCGCCAGACCGTCAGGAAGGCTGGTCCGCTAGACATGACCGGTCAAACGATTATCGCTGACCGTATGAGTTTGAAGCGCGTGTACACCAAGGCGGGGGAGGACAGCAAGCCCTATAAGGACCTTGATATTCACATGAGGCAGGCCCGTAACTGGTTGAATGAACGGGCGGGGAAGAAAGCCTCGATGACTCCAGAGGAGTTGGCGCAGTTCGATAATGCGGCTGGCGCTTACACACAGTTGTTTACCATGCGCAGGAAACTTAACTCGGACCTTCTTGTTGCTCAAAGAGAATTGTTTCTCAAGGACGAGAAGTATCGCGGGATATATGTGTCCCGGAAACGGGCCGAGGCTGCTGCCGCTACGGCGCAGTCTACCGGTGTTGGTGTGGCTGCTAGCAAGACGATTGCAAAGAACCGTGCTTTCTTGTATCAGTCTGACTATGGTTTTGTTGGTGCCTTGAACGGTGCGCTTCGTGGTTCGAAGTCGAACCTCGATGCGTTCTTCGCAGATTTTCTTGGTGGGGCAAAACAAGACTTTAGACAGGGCGCTACGTCTTACAAGATTTTGGATGGCAAGTTGGCTGGCAAGTCTGCTTTAACTAGAGCGGAGAATGTCAAGAATGTGATTGTGAATGCCGAGACGGGGCTACCGGAAACTTACAAGTCGTCAATCAAAACTATTACGGTGCTACCGCACGAATCTTTTGTTGGCGTTCTGGAGAAGCGAACACAGGACAGGTTGACCGCGTTGGGGCACGTGGCCGAATCTGGTGGACAGTTTCCACCGGGCGCATTGCAACAGGGTTTGCCAGGCAATCAGGGTGGTTTCATTTATCCTAATCAGGGTATGCAGGCGCCTGCACCTGTGGTGCGCGGCGAGGGAAGCGGCATAGTCAGTCCGTCAATCTCGCAGGGGCCACAGTCAATCAAAACGCAAGCCCCCGCATCGGTCGGTCCTAAGCCTTCTACGGTACGCCCCATCTATCAGCCGGGCGAATGGGTGTATGCACAGGACCTTAGCGGTATCGACGGCTACTCCCAGGGTTTGACGGAGCGGTTGAAAGGTTTGGAGGTTGCACGGGCGGAACATAATGCGTTGACAAAGAAGTTGGCACACACAACCGTGAAGTTGGATACCGGGATTTATGGTATCCGTCAGGATGCACATATTGCCCGGTTGAAGGTTGCTATTATTGATGCGGGCAAAGCGGAGGGTGCTGGACCGGATGTTGATAAGGCGCTTGCGACGTTGAATCATGTTAGCCGTAAACGTTCGTCGTTGATGGACCGTGATTTGGCTTTGTTGCAAGAAAAGTTGGATGATGGTTCGTTTGCTGCGACACATAGGAACCGTATCCAAAACTTGAAGGCGAAACAATCCAGGTTGAATCTGGAGATTATGGGTCTTGACCCTGCGGACAGGGCGAAGTCCGCCACCGCGACAGAACTAAGGAAGACCGAGAGAGAACTTAGAGTTGCCAGTGAGGCCATGTCCACACAGTATGCAACCGAAGTTGACGCAATCAAGGCGAAGCACGCCGGTCCTGGTGCGGAAGAAGCACGCCAGAAGGCAAGAAGGTCAGCGCGGCGAACACTCAAGGCAGCCAAGAACAAGGCCCGTGAGGTTGAGGTCGCCGCACTTAAAAAGGAACTAGCCGATGTAGAAGCCCAATCTGTGGCTTCAATGTACGGTGAAGATATTGCCAAGTTGCAAGAGAAAATCCATAATCTTGGTTTGACGGGCATGACCGAATCGACTGCCACACAGATTCGTACCACTGCTGCCACTTTGGGATTGGACATTAAGACTCCTATTGTGGGTGCAAGTTTGGATGAGGTTATAGCGACAGGCAAAAAGACCGCGCAAGCCGCATCACGGCTTGGCGGTCGCGTAAAAGCTGAACCGTTCGTTCACATTGTGGGCACCGAATCCGACCAACTCAGTAAAGAGTTTGTCGGCATTGGCAACAAGGTAACGTCCCTGATTGACCGTGGCGGTGCCATCAGCGATGAACTAATTAGGTTGCGGGGGATGACGGATGCAGAAATGATTGCGACTGTTGGGGCTTCGCATGCACAGTATCGAACACAGATTGGGCTGATGCGTCAGTTGGCGGAGGTGCGCAAAACGCTGTCGGACGATATTGCCACTAAGAATGGGCTGCAAAGATTGGAACTTGCGGGTCTGACTGTGAAGGAGGCGAATCTGCGAAGGAAGTTGCAAGCAATAGGTAAACTTCCCAAGAGTGCTTCCGAGGAGTTGATGGCGTTGCACGCCAAGTTTGTTGGGGCTGTCGCAGAGTTCGATGGTGCGAGGTTGTTGCACGGTTCGGCGGAAGAGATGCAGGTAACTGCCCGGGTGCAGATTCAGGAGTTGACCGCTTTGCGGGATATTGTTGCCGCCGCCAAGGTGGCGTCGGCCGCAGCTAAGACGGCACGTGACACCAGGGTCGCTGAACTGAGTGGGTTACGTGGCCGTGTTGTGACTGCCGGTAAAAACATTCCAAAGATAGCGGACGCTAATCCTGCGGAGTTAGCGTGGGCTAAAGAGGTGGAGAATCTTGTTCAGGAGTTGTCCAACCTAAATGTGTTGGCGAAGAGTCCGACTGTCGAAAAGAACTATATTAAGGTGCAGGCTGCACTGATTTCTTCGCACGCGCAAATGTTGATGGCGCCCACAGCGAGGTTGTCTGCCGCGCAGCAAGAGTTGTTGGGGTTGCGTGGGTTGGAGGCTTTGGCGAAGCGTGGCGGTATCGCTCAGGCGATACCGGGCTATACGGATATTGTTCGTGAACATGATATAGGTTTTGTTCAGTTGTCTGAAAAATATTATCCTGACCTTGGGGTCAGGAAAGAAATTGCGACGTTGATGCAGAACATGCATCGTTTTGCGGAACCGGAGACTGCACGGGAGATGAAAGAGTTCCTTGGGCGTTATACGCGGTTCTATAAGACGAATGCCACTTTGTCGCCGGGTTTCCATCTCAGAAACGGTATATCGAACGGTTTCATGTTGTTCGCTGCTGGTGCGCATCCGTTGAATCTGATGGAAGGTTTGAAGATAAGCAAATCTTGGGCTAGGGCTAACCAGGAAGGTTTGGATTATGCGCAGTGGTTGGCGCGTGACATCGCACCTTTGGGTGCTGATGTCTTACATAATACGGAGCAGGCGTTCGCCGGTATGGTTGGGTCTGGTGGCGGTATGACGTCGGACTATTTCCGCGAGTTGGCGCCCGTTCATAATCAGGCGGGCAAGATGACCGACAATAGGGTGACGCGTGCTAGCCGTCGATTCGGTTCTACCATCGAGGCGCATTCACGTTTCATGTTGAGTTATGATGGGGCGATGGCGGGTCTGAGTACTGACCATATTATTGCGCGGACACAACGGTTTCTGATTGACTACGAGGATGTGTCTAAGGGCGATAAGATTATGCGTCAGATTATTCCGTTTTGGATGTGGACATCTAGGAACTTTCCGATGCAGATACAAAACATTTGGATGAACCCTAGGGCGTATTCAATTTATGGTTCGTTGAAGCGCAACATTTCTGACCCGTCTGGCGAGACGGAGATGCCGCCTTGGATGAAGGAGGCTGGTAACTTTAAGTTGCCGTTCGGTAGCAACCTGTATGCGACACCCGATATCGGTTTCAACAGGTTGCAGCAGCAGGTGGGCGATTTCCAGAATCCGTCACGGATGATGTCGCAGGTGAACCCGTTGTTGCGTGTTCCGATGGAGTTGCTTGGCGGGAAACAGTTCTTTGGTGGACGTCGTTTCAGCGATAAACCATTGGAAGTTTCTGGCGGGGTGGGTGGCGTGGTGCAGCCCATATTGCAGGCGTTGGGTTACGGGCAGACTGGTCCGACTGGAAAGAAGTTTGTTGACGAGCAGGCATTGTATGCTTTTATGAGTTTGAATCCTTTGGCTTCCAAGGCTGAACAGTTGTTGCCAAGCACGCAGTACGGCAAGCAGCGCGGCACCGGCAATGCAATAAAAAGTTTCTTGGGTATTCCGATAAAGGAACTGACCCCCACCGCTGTGGCTGCCGAGAACAATAGGCGGGTGCGGATGATTCAGGCGTTGGTTAAAGAGAAGTTGGCTTTACAACCGACGGGCTAGAAGGTCGTTCTAGTCGTACGGGTTAATGTTCGCCTCCGCCAAGGAGGCTTCCAACATTTCTACAATACCGGAAACAAACCGTACTAGCGCCGCCGATGAACGGCGGTCGCGTCGTTCTGTTGCCATACGGAACAGTTGACAGAACTCTACGGCATGGGCGTGCGATATTGACATTACAATACTGACACCGTTTTCGGTGCGGCGAACTATTTCGTCGCCGTCCGCTTCCATCGAGTCAACCTGAATTTTGGGGATGATAGCCTCAATCCAGTTGTCTTCATTCGTCATCGTCTTCAAACCCCATCTTATCTCGAACCACTTGATTGCCTGCCAGCAACACTTTCAGATTTGTGTATGCTTTATCGCGAAGTCGCATTGTATGCGGTTTCGAGACACCCAGCCGTTTACCAAGTTGCGCCAACGTCAACCGTTCCGTGTTGATAGCGTTAATAATGAACTGGTCCTGGTCAGACAGCAACATCATGCAATCTGCGATTGCTTCTTTTAACGGTGCCTGTTCTTCTACGGATTCGAGTGGTTCGTCGTGTGGTTGTGCTTCCATGAGTGCCTGCAAAGGACTTTCAGGGATGTGTCTGCTGGGGTTGCGGGTAAAGTTTTCGGGGTCGGACGATACTTCGTATCGGGCTGACACAAAGTTTGGGTCCCGTCTGGGTCGTCGCTGGTCACGCATCGTATGCCGGGTTTATCATCAGGTCGGTGATTTCATCTGGTAACAGTAGGAAACCTTTTGTCGGATTGTCCGACGCTACCATAAACGATTTTATTCGTGTCTTTGGTAGTGTTGCTACAAATCGTTTTAGCCTTGGGACTGCCACAATCGTCATTGCGCCATCTGTTGTGTAGATGTAGCACCACCACATTGCTTCTGTGATGGCAAGCCCGCTGGGCTTCCATCCAGAACCTCTGGGGTTTTGGGACATTTCGACCACCATACGGCCATTACGCCACCTGTCGGATTTCACTTCAAACGAACCGGCAGTCACAGCCCGAAGGAAGTCTGCCACTAGGGCTTCTCCTTCGTGTCCGTGTGCGAGGTCGGCTGCCCATCCTTGGGACCCACCTAGGGTGTTGCTTAGTGTGGTGGGTGGTATGTCGTATCGTGAATCTTTTTTGGATGTCATAAGTTTGCGAACTTTCCGGTGCAAGATGGGGTCATGAAACATGCCTTTCTACTCGTTACTGCATATTGTAAACATTCTTTACATCGCTGCCATTTCATGGCGCCTCGTAGAGGGTATTTGGCGCACGATTCGCACAAAGTATGTGGCGTCTCATTCGGACACACGATACATTTAGCCACTAGCCTTGCTTCTCCACAATCAGAACCCGAACCTGCCTGTCATCCGACCAGGCCACCTTGTTTAAGCCGTCCAGTATCGCTTTCGCATAGTTGTCGGTGTCGCCACGAAGTTTTGATGGCGCCCAATCAATCGGGGTTATGTGCAGTTCGAATCCGTCTTTCATTAAAATGATTTTCACCAGCAACTGTTCATCCTCGAAGAAGACGGCATTCGGATTTCCTTGATACGCCCCACCTATTTGCCTTTCGTATGCAACGGTTGCGGCAGGGGTGAACACGTGGCCCCGTCTTGACATCCGGGGCCTCCCTTTAACTTTCGGTTTGATGGGTATGTAATCCGTAAATATTTTCATCAAGTCGGGCTTCGCGGCTTCCACGGCACGAATGATGTCATCGTCTTCCACAGGCTTCTTGCGCTTCGTCACTTTTTTGTCTTCTTTACCTGAGGGGTGAACACCATCGCCACAGAATGACGGGAATGCTTATTGCATTCCGGCAAACCTGACAGTCGGACACCAACATCAATCGTTGTCCCACAACGCGGGCAGGCGTATAAACCTTTTTCGTACATCATTTTATTTACTCCTTTGAATATGTACATGAAACGGTGCCGACGTATACTCGTCGAACCGTGTAGCAGTTTTCATTGCTTGAAGAATAACCGTTCTAACAACCGACGGCGTAACCGCCGTCTTCCAATTTCTCATCAGCACTTCCATCGCCCCCATCCCGAAACCCGAACCTGAACCGACACCACCGAGACGCCCCTTGGAACGTGTCCAACAGTAATCCTCATAAATTAGATACACCACGGCATTCACAACGACAACAATATGGGAGTCTTGTTGGGCGGTGTGTTGTGCGTCTTCGTGTGAGGTGGGCATCGAATACCCGTACAGGTCGAATGCCCCTCTTAGGGCGGGGATGAATGTTGCGGTGATAAAGTCATCCAACTTTTTGCCGTGTAAAGAATCTTTACATGGTGGCGGACGAAAAGCGTGGTGCAGAATGTTTAACGCACGAACATCCCCGGCACAACCAAGCAGATATGTACCGACCTCGGCAATTTTGTGTATGCCAATGTCGATGTATGGTCCTGTGGTGCGGGAGTCGCTGGCTACTACGGCAAAGCCGTCGCCCTGCCAAGTTAAAATTGTGGTCAAGACGATTCCTTTTTCAGCTGCCACTCACTCAGGTCGGTGTAGTTTGCGTTGACGCCAGCGCCTCTGCGCTGGTACGTCAACCCGCCGTCAACATAGATGCCGTTATCGGGGGGGACACAGTTGCATTGGACCCAATCGTGGCGATGTTTTGATTCTATGACGGTGTGGCAGTTGTGACATTCGGCCGCGTTTCTGACTAGCCGTTTCCGTGGTTCTGTTGGTGTATCCATCCTAGTTTTCTCTCCCGTACGCCATGTTCACTATTTCCTGAATGCGCTGTTCTCCATCGACACGGTCACCGAACTTGCCCCACCGTTTATCCGCGTCAAACACAACAAGGTAGGCGTCTTGAATACTACACCCTTTTTCTTTCATGGTGTACGCCAATTTACAAAGTAGGTTTGACCTGTCGTGTCCTTCGAACGGTCCTTCCGCATGAATGCGTCGGACATATCCACCTGCTTTATCTAGGGCGTCTTGTACCCTAAAGGGCGCGGAGCCGTATGCCATAAACTTTTCGGGTGGTAGCAGGACGGGTGGTACCCAACATTTTGCGAGTGCTTCTAACTCGTTTTTGGTTGCCGTATATTTGACAATGTTTGTTATCGCGTCATCGAGCGGCATGGAAGTTTGGTCGCCTCGAATAAATTTTCTGTTGGGGAACTCTTCTGCACCCCACCATCCCGGGTACGGTAGCCGCACGTAGTTTCCTAGGGCGACTGCTGTGGTTTGTTTCGGGTTCACTTCGGTTGCGGGTATCCCACAAACTTCGTGGGCGGCCAGGAATGCGTAGCGCATTGTGGTTGCCGGTATCCGTCCGTCAGCAAAAACCCATACATGGTATCCTTTGTCGGTTTTCTCGATTAACGGAAAAACCCCTTTGACTTGGAATGCCATCTGCAAATTGAATGCCATATCGACATCTTGGATGTCGATGTCGGAACAGCCCCACGACACCATCGAGTCGTCATCGAGCGGATAGATGCCGATTGCTTCGTCGCCGTTCAGGTGACGTTTGAATGTGTCGCGTGTGACTACATTGCGCGCACAACCACCCGCCCATGTGCCCCACGCATCGGTTCTGCCTGCGAAGGCTAGGGCGAAGCGGTCGATAATCTCATCTTCGGTATACATTAGAAGTCCTCTCCAACATCCTGCCAGTTCATTGTTTCCTGTCTGTAGGAACGAGGTAACGCCCCATGCAGGTCGGTTAGTTTCCCTGTGCGTGCATCCAACTCGAAATCAATATCATCCACAAGTTGTCCTGCTGGACGCTTGTTCTTGAGTAGATTTATTGTCAGGGTATGTTCATGAATCTTTTGCTCGTACCGTAATAGTTCTAGCCGTTCTGTTGCCCGCTCGGAATGTGAACGGTCCAACTTCTCCACCAACTCATGTATCTCTGCCGCTATCTCATATTTTTTGCGGCGGACACCCAACACCATTGTGGCTTGCTGTTCCCCGCCGTACGCACCCGATGACATAGTAAGTTTTTTGCCGTCCGCACCAGAGGTGCGTGACGTCTGGTGAAGAACCATCAACGGCACGTCATGCCGTCTACCGAAACCTTTCAAAAAGTTTGCTTTATCAGGCACAGTTTCACCTGCGTCCACAAGGTCCAAGAAGTCCACTACCACTAGTTCGGGGGCACGCCCCCATACTTCTGAGACTTCCCCGTAGCCACGTTCCATGTCAGCCGAATTTAACGGCTGGTCGAACACAGCAAGGTTGGGGAACGATTCTTCTGCCGTGCTTCGCAACAAGTCCATTGCTTTCTTGTCGTCGCGTGCTATCCGTGCTTCAAGTTCACGTGCATCAATATTGTGATGCATGCAGGTCAGTTTGGTTAAAACGAGTTGGCGTGGTTCATCAGGGATGAACAACGCGATATGTTTGTCACGGTTCTGCTCCAACATGTGCATCAACAGCAAAGTTTTTCCGCCGTGTGCAAATCCGATTACCATTGCTAGTTCACCGTGGCCGATGCCACGCATTTCGTCGTCAATCTTTTTGATGCCCGTGTGGACACGTTCACCGGGGGATTGCGCCCAACGAATAAATTCGTCTGCCGCATCCGCTAACGGTTCATACATTCTGTACTGTTTGTCTGCCGGGGGTGACGGCAGGGCGCCGTTAAAGCGCCCCACCGTTTCCCAACCAGCCGACATTTCTTCGGCCGTCTTAATCATTACTTACCTTTCGGTGCCCAGTAGCCTTTAGCGTCCGCACCTTTTGCGGCGACCTCTTTGAACAATGGACGCCTGTTAGCGGCGTTAGCCGTGTCACGGTTGTCCCACACCTCGGATACCCCGTCACGTTTCGTGGCAGAAATTAACCACTGTGGCAGGTCGCCATGCGCGTCACCTTTGATTGTGACTGCACCGACTGGTTCGGATGAAACTACTGTCCCGTTGAAACGGTCGGCAACAAGTTGCACAACGTTAGCGACAGGCTGGTCAGACACATTGAATGTGCCGTAAATTGATTCCAACAGCATCCCAGTGATTTCTGGGAACAAGACTGCGAACTCACCCAACTTTGCGGTGACATCCCCATCCTTGCCAACCAGGTCGGCAGAAATTTTTGCTGCTACTTGCGTGATTATTGCTCGGTCCTTATCCATGATTTGTATTTCCTTCTGGAGTCTTACTCCATTCGAGTGCCACCGCTTATGCGGTGGACTTGCATTACCTAAATTGTGTGTGGGGTTGAGAGTACTGAGACTCTCTCAAGGCCAAGCCGACCCCACACACAAACCTATTGTAGCATCTTATTCTCCGTCATCGGGGGCATTAATGTGTCTGCCCTTACACAGGGAATACACGGGGCACCAACGCTCGGAACACAAAAAGTGTTGGTCATTTATCTGCCACTGCTTCGCAGGGGCGAACGTCTCCATCGTCAAAATCGTGCCAGCCATCGCTACGGCTTGCGCCACCACAAAGTCGCTGGAACCTTGGTCACGTGTCACCGTTAATATCTGTCCTGTTGAGGACGCGTTACGAATCATGACACCAAACGAAAAGTTCATTGGGAACTCCGCCAACCCCAACCCCACCAACGCAGTCGCATACACAGATGATTGGATGTCTTGGGTTTGTTTCTCGTTGAACGAATATTTTCTTCCGCTCGTTTTCCAATCCCATGCTTCACCCTCACAAACGTAGTCCGCAGTGCCTTCGAAATATAGGTCGTGATGTGTGGAACCGTTCTCTGCCGGTTGAACCCTTTCAACTTCCCCAACTTTCACAGCAAATTTGAACTCTGTCTGCCCACCCAACGGTACGGACGGCATAATGTCGTTAACCCATGCGTTCGACATGGACGCAATATGGGTGTTCCATTGTGCCGGATTCGTGTTTGTGACACGAATATCTTTACCATGTTCCTCATATTCTTTGGCCCGTAAAGCGGCAAAAGCCGCGACCGACGCTTCGGCAATATCGCCGGGCATTATCTGTCGGTTCAAAACCATTTCGATACCCGTATGGCATGCCGTACCCATCGCCGCACTATCGTTGTACGATTTCATTTCCGGGTTTAACGTCGTCAGACGCAACCTTTCAGGGCACAACAAAAAATCTTTTAGACTTGACTGTCTGATGTATATGGCGTCTGTCTCTGGGTCAATTCTCATACTGTCTCCTTTATCGCTTCGTTGAATCTTTTTTTTGCTAGCCTCAAACCTGATGAGAACCCGTTCCAAAAATCGGCTGCGTGGGTTGCGGTCGATTCCTCTTCGCGGGACATTTCGAGTTCATCTTGAAGCGTGTCTAAAAACATTTTTTTATCAAACATCTCTTTCTCCTTAAGTATCGATTGACTGACTTGTGTTTGCGATACCAGCCAATCTCCGATTGGCGGGTATCTTCCTGACCCCCCCTCCGTTGGTTCCCCCCCAGCGTAGCATACGCCGAGGGGGCGAATAGGGGCAATTACGAAACCCTTACTGGGTAAGGGTTTCAGGGGTTTCCCCCCAAAGGGGGGCATCCACCGCTTTTAAGGCGTCCACAACCGTCTCCAAACAACCCAAATAGCCTGCCGTGTCCACCGCACTGTCACGATGCCACAACTGCTTCTCTAGGTTGGTTACCAGCCGACATTGCTTCAACACCGTCATAAACACGATGCACTGTGCCGGACTCAGATAGACGCCTGTGAGTGCCTCGAAGACGTTGCTGACCCGTGTGTAGTCGTCGATGGCGTCGCCATACGTTTTGTTGCGTGCACCCGTTATCAGATTGTGGGCTTCCTGTAACACGGTTTCGGTTG